GGCCCGGGGTGGGCTGATATAGCGGATCACGCCATCATGGCCGGCGGTGCGAATCGCTGCAGCTGGCGGCACGCCAGCACTGTAATCAAGAACGGTTAACAATGTTTTTCTCCTTATTGGAAAGTCATAGGCAGCATGGGGTGAGCGCCGTGTAAGCCCAGTGTGCGGCGGATGAAATCAATACCTTTAGGCCGGACTCTGGTCGTACGTGTTACCACTTGGTCGCCGTTTGAACGGGTGTAGCCGCCGGCCTTCACCTCGAAATAGTTTGCGTAGCGTTGGTATGGGGTGTTCCGCATGTCGCCTTTAGTAATCAAGATGCCCCGGTTCCGCAGCTCACGGAAAAGCGTGTTCTGGCCGATGCCTAGCATTTTCGCCACCGTGCCCATGCTGTAGGAGCCGGTGGAATCAATAAAACAGTCGTAGGCATCCGCTTTTGGCTGGAGCTGCTTATTAGCAGCCTCTAGGGCCAGGCGTTCCTCTTCAGCATTGAGCGCAATTAAAAGAATCTCGGATCGGGTCAACTGCGACGGATCAAACGCCGGCGCCATGCGGGCACGCTTTTCCACCTCGATGAAATAGCGGCGGGCTTGCCTACCCTTAGCGGAGCGCTGGATCATGGCAATCTCCTTTGCCATGTCCAAAGACACAACATGATTCAACCGCGGCCGAGACGGCATTCCCGCAGGTGACGCCGAACGGTCATTTTTGACCACATAGTCCACACCCTCTTCAAAACCATAGGCAACCATCCGCGGAAACCAGTGGCGATACGACGCCCCGACTTCCAAAAACTCGTGAAGATCACGCCCCAACACCGCCTGAGCGCCCTCCCCCATGTTCGTAATAGGGATGAGCTGGCCGCCGCCTGGTGTATGATTATTATCTGGTTTCGACATGAAGAGTCTCCTTTTCGAAATTATTTTTGCATTAGGAAACCCGCGGCCTCCCATTTTTTGGAGGGGCGGGG